GAGCCACTACACGATCCTCGTAGGCGGCCCAGAACTCGGCGATCTTCCGTTCGGCGCTCTCCAAGATCAAGCCGATGTAACTCAAGCCCGCTTCCAGACCGCCAGCGTCCAAGGCTTGCGTACCGGCAGGCATTCTTGAACCCAGGGCCTCGACGCCAAGATTCACCAGCCGGTTGATCTCTTGGACGATCTCCTCCCGTAGGTCCATCGACGCTTTGAGCGGATCAGGCGACGGATTGATGAACGCCGGAGGATTGGCCTTAATGTCGTAGGCCCGCCCCCGTGTCGCTCCGAGGGTGATTTCGTTGTCGTGAGCAGCCTGTCCGCCGGTCGTTGCGGTTCCGTCCGGGTTCGCCGTCTGCTTCAAGTGGCTTCCCACGGCCCGAAGGTCGCGTTGCTCGATGTAGAACGGGAAGTTCGCTTTCAGGGCGAAGTTCACGTCACTCGACAACAGGTTGAGCAAAGCGATTTGATGATTGCAGATGTCCTTCAGCAGCGAGTCCGTGATGTCCAGCATCACGAACGGAATCCGTGACAACTCAAGCTCGATTGGCCCGCCAGGATTGCCGTCACGACCAATTTCTTCACCATCGGTCGAGTAGAATTGGAGGTTCACCAGCCCGGTGTCTTTGTCAATCCACAGCAGCCGCATCCGTTGGAAGTTCTGGAGCGGCAACATCGTGGCCTGGTCATAATCCATGACCGTATCACGAAGCAGGACGGCCTGAAACTCGCTCGGCTCGTCGGGCTTGGTGCAAGACCAACTCAGGATGTCCTCGATCTGGTAGGAGTACAAATAGGGCCGTGAACCTCCGATGTCCGCCAGCGTTTCGCCGGGGATGACGGAATTGTCCACAAACACGCCGACCCGGCCCATCACCAGCAGTTCCGTCAGGCATTTGATGCCCAGGAAAGCGTTCATCGTCGAACCGCGACGATCGACGCCCTGGTCCAGCCCGGCAATCGCCTGCTGGTAGGCCGGGCTTCCGCCGCGCCGCGTGATGTCGTGCATCCTCTGGAAGATCGAGTTGCGGATGCGGTTGATGGCCGCCTTGGCGAAACTCGGAACAGGTGTTAGCCGCTTGCGGGCCTCGAAATCATTGGGGTCTTCACGGGTAGTGAACCGTTCAAGGTACTTGTTGCGAAACTCTTCACCGCCCCGGTACGTCAGCCGCCACTTCTCCCAGTCGGAGACGTTGCTAAGCCAATTAGGGTGCCGACTGTCAATGATTCGATGCTGGTCCATTGGGCACCCCTACAGGAAGGCCTTTACGTCTTTGTCCGTGACTTGGACCGCCACCAACGGCAGCGCGATTTCCGCGTACGCCCTTGCGTGGGCGAAGTGGTCCGGGCCGGTTTCCTTGTAGACGTAGACCGGATTGCCAAACTCGTCCCGCTCGTAGGTTCCCACGAGACTCTTCATGTGTTCGCGGTACTCCAGCGACACATCAGCGGGCAGGAAGATTCGAGTAGGATCGCTCTTGAATCGTCCCAACGCGGCGCTGATCCAGTTAGACCGATCGACGGTAATCACAGGGGCATCATCGTCTTCGTCGGAGATCGCAATCTCCTTTGCCGTCACGCCCCTGCGATAGCGGCACAAGTAGACATGGCCTGGAAAGCGACGGGCAAACCGACGGGCCTCAAGAATCCAAGGATCGGCGTCGATCACGCAAGTCAAGACCTGCCACTCGCGCATCAGCCGGTTGAGTTCCGAATCCCATTGGTCCCGCCAGAACTTTCCCTCGGCCAGAACCTTTGCCGACGCGGCTGCGTTGATGTCCAGGCCGAACTCATCGACTTGGTACTCGCATACCTCGTAATAACTCCAATCACCTACGTCCACTCCCAGGGTAATGATCCTCTCGCCGCCAACAACAGGCCGCAGATCGTTCTTCGTGTGGTTCCTGATCGAACGGTCGATCATGTCATCCGTGATTTGCGCGCCGTCGCTGACAAATGGCAGGCCAAGTTGGGAGTTGTGAAACTCCTTGTTTGCCAACTCATCACCGAAGCCCCGGAAATAGCAGACAACCATCTCGCCGGGCGTCTTCGTGAAGCTATAGAGTTGCGAGATGTGGAACCCGCGATGGCTCGGATTGCCATTGAGATTCATGGCAACCCATTCAGCGTGACCCAACCACTCAGGCTTTGCTTGATGTTTCAGCCGCTTCCCGCACAGATGGCACTTGAGGAACGATTCCGTACAACGGGGATCAGTAACGCTCTCGCCAACGATCTCCACATTGTCGGGCCATGTCAGATGGATGTGCTGCGAGCAGCCCGGACAGCGGAATACGAATTCCTCCTGAGTGCTGGTCTTGAATAGCTTGTGGATGCCGTGGTTGTGGACGGTGGGTGTCGAGATGCCCCAGACGTGCTTTTCGATGTGGCCATCAAGCCGTGTCAGGGCAAGCCAGATCGCCTTTTGATCCATCTCATCCACTTCGTCGAGGATGAGTTCACTGACTGGCACCGACTTGAGGTTACTATCGCCGCGAGAGCCGCTGATGTAGAGGCAATTCGTACCAGCCTGCTTCAGATCGATCGAGTTGGTGTCGGTGAACATCGCCTTGAGATAAGGACTCAAGGCCAACGCTGGACCGAATCGCCCCTTACTGAACTTACTGGCGTTCTTGGTCGTAGGCAGGACGTACATCACGTCCCGCTTGAGTTTGTCGATCGTGTACAGCGCTCGGTTGATGGCGACTTCCGTGACGCCCAACTGTGCGCCTTTCATCACCCAATTGAACGGCGCCCACGAGTTGTGCATCTCGCGGACCCAGGGATGAAACTTATCCGAGTAGGGGCCGGGGAAATCGCCGCCCATGATGCGACGGCGATTGGCCCATCGCGAACAGGTCGTCAGAATGCCGTTCTTGAAGTTATCAGCGATTCTCTCGAATAATTCATCGACTGCCTCGACCATCATTTCCTTTCCGCTTCATTGCGCCACTTGTGAAGTGGAGCAGTGGAGCGGCCCTCGACCAAGCGAGGGCCGATTGCTGCTGGCCCAGTGAGCGAAGGGTTTCATACGCCGCGCTGAGATCCATTGTGCGCATGATTTCGCCGCCGTCGGACAAGACGATATAGGTTGGCAACACGCTCACGTGGTACTGAGCTGCGATCGCGTGCTGGCCGTCGAAGTCAACATCCGTCACCGGATACTCTTGACTCACTCTGGCCAGCAGCGGCTTGTCGCGTTGGCAGGGCTGGCACCAAGTCGCATGGAAGGCGACAAGCGATGGGCCGGAGATGCGTGATTGTTCACAACCTGCCAATACCAACAGAATGACCAGCAGAATACGCATTAGGCAGCCACCGCGGCGGCGGCAGCAGCCACAACCGGCGCGACGGCCTTTGTCGCCTCGGCCAGCTTCGCGGCCACCAACGCACGGCCCTCCTCGGTCTTGAGTTTTGCGTCCAGCACGTTGCGGAACACCGAATCGACCTCGGCCAACACCGGATCGTCGCCGCCGAGGAACAGTTCGGCGAGCATGTGAATCTTGTTGGCCATGCCGGAATAGTCGCCGACGCTATAATCGATCAGAAACTCCGGGGTCTTCCGCAACCCCAGTTCCTGGAGCTTCGCGGCCAACCGGGCGGCGGCGCGCCGACGGTTCTCGATCTCGGTGTCCTTGGTGAACAGCCACTTCACGACGAAGTAGGCCAACAGCGGCACGCAAACGCACAACGCAATGGTAGCAGGGGTCAGAACGAGACTCATTTGTTTTTCTCCAATCTGGTTTTGTGGTTAAGACTTGCGACCGTAGTACACATCCCGCAGGTGCTTCGCAGCACCCAGCGTACCGCCAACAGCCGTCAGAACTCCAAGCAACAGCCAAGGAAACGGGTCTTTCCTGGGAGCGGGCGGGGGCGACGGGGGCATAGGCGGAGCGGGCGGATCAACGTGGATGGGCTGAGGCTCTGGCTGAGGGCAATGATTGCGATGCCATCGCCTAAAACACTCAGCATTGGTAGCCAGCGTATTCAATCCCTTCGCCATCGCATCGGCAGTCATCGGCACACCCGCGCCAGAGTATTCCGCCACAGGCTGCTCTTCATCAATGGCCTGCAATCGCACGCAGGGCAACGCCACCACAGTAGCGGCGTACCGATCGCGGTAGATCGGCTGATCGCTGTAGATCACGTTGAAATGGGTCTGGTTCCTGATGCCCACGAGGGTCTCATTGGTATCGAACCATTTCACCATCGCACGGAACTTGGGATCGTTCCGATCACCAAACAGCGTCAGGTACGGCGTTTCCTGGTCCTGAGGCAGCGTTACAACCTTCTCTTCGGCGTAACGCACGCCATAGGCCGGATCGGCCTTCATCACGGATTCGCCGGCCAAAACCGGCACACAACTCGCGGCCACCAACACGGCGACC